ACAGGCGCGCAGTTTGTATTCCCAATTAAGCCAGAGTTTCCTACAGCTGGTGGCGCTGGAACAGATGCTCAGACTGTAGACTTTACATTCAAGGTATCAAAGGGTGAAGTAACAGAAACATTTAGTTAAAAACTAGAAACGGGAGCAAACAATGCAACAGCAAATAACAATTAAATATAACGATGGGTCTGAAGATACTTATCAAGTCAGACCGCCAGATTACGCCAAGTGGGAGATGGCCACTAAAAAGGTTATCTCTAACTTTGGTGGTATGTGGGATATTTTGTTTGTGGCTCATTCAGCAATGAAGCGAGATGCAGGCGGAAAGCCCGTTAAACCACTAGATGTTTGGATGGAAACGGTGGCAGATGTCGAGGTGGGAAGCGATGACCCAAAAGCCATCCAAGAGGAAGCGTAAGCCGACTCTTAGTTGATTTGGCAATAGCGACACAGATCCCTATGTCAGAGTGGCAAACAGCAGAAGATATTTTAACCGCAATAGAGATTTTAGAAGAAAGGAATAATCGTGGCTGAACAAACGGCTCTCGATAAAACCCAACTTCGTGCAGTCTTTAAGGCGCTAAAGAATATGGATGAGCAGGCAGTAGACGAAGCCAAGCGTCAGTCTGGTGCATTAGCAGAATATGCTCGCAAAGAGGTAATTGGCGCTGCATCGGGATTACAGTCTCGAGCAGTTGCCACCCGTATTGCTCAAGGTTCCAAAGTTAAAAAGTCAAGCCGTATTGGTGAGATCACTTACGGATTTGCAGCTCAAAAGTTTTCAGGTGGTGCGACCACTAAAGTACTTTGGGGTCCTTCAGAATTTGGTACTAATAAGTTAAAGCAATTTCCTGTTTGGTCAGGGCCTAATCCTGCAGGCGGGCGAGGTTCTAAGGGTTACTTTATTTATCCAACACTTCGTAGAATTCAGCCTTACATTGTAGCTGAGTGGACAAAGTCGTTCGATAAGATCTTGAAGGAGTGGACATAATGGCTAAAGATAGTAGAGCTTTAACGCTCAAACTCCTTGCAGATATCAATGATTTTACCAAAAACATTAACAAGGCCGATAATGAAGTAACTGGCTTTGGTGACAAGGTTACTAAGTTTGGCAAGATCGCAGGCGCAGCCTTTTTAGCAGCAGGCGTTGCAGCAGCCGCTTATGCAGGAAAGTTAGCAATCGATGGTGTTAAAGCTGCTATCGAAGATGAAGCAGCACAGGCTAAGTTAGCAACCACATTAAAGAATGTGACTGGTGCCACAGATGACCAAATCAAAGCGACAGAAGATTACATTCTTAAGCAATCTTTATTATTTGGCATTACAGATGATGAACTTCGTCCATCTCTAGATCGATTGACTCGTGCTACTGGCGATGTTACGCAAGCGCAGAAATTACAGTCAGTTGCAATTAACATTGCAGCAGGAACAGGTAAAAGCCTACAGGCAGTAACAGAAGCCCTGTCAAAGGCTCAGGAAGGCAACCTAGCGGGTCTTACACGACTTGGTGTAGGTCTTACCAGGGCTGAAGTGTCTACTATGACATTTGAGCAGATAACTGCCAAACTAGCTGCAACCTTTGAAGGTCAAGCAACTGTCCAGGCAGATACCTTTCAGGGCAAGATGGCTAGACTATCGGTTGCGTTTAATGAAGCAAAAGAAACAGTCGGATCTTTCATCCTCGATGCTGTAACTCCTTTAGTTGAAAACATTGTTACATATATTGTTCCAGCGGTTCAATCTTTCATTGATGGATTTACAGGTGGTAGCGGATTAAAGGATGCTTTCACTCAGATTATTGAAGTTGCAAAAACTGTACTTATTCCAATATTTCAGGGCGTTCAATCTGTATTTAATAAGGTCAAAGATGCTGTTAAAGAGAACGAAAAAGAATTTAGGGCTTTATGGTCATTTACTAAGAATGTCCTAGCACCATTTATGGGCGGAGCTTTCAAGGTCGCTTTTGAAGTAATTGGAACAGTAATTGGAACTACCGTCTCAGCCGTTGGCAAACTCATTAGCGCGTTTCAAACCCTTTTTTCCTGGGGTCAAAAAGTAGCGGGATTCTTAGGGTTTGGCGGGTCTACTGCATCATCAAGCATGACTGCGCCTCCTCCTCCTGCTCCTGCTAATAAATCTTTAATACCACCAATTATTCCGAACTCAAAAGGATTAGTAGCTGGTGGATCAATGGTCACTAATAACATTACAGTCAATGGGGCTATCGACTCAGAATCAGCAGCTCGTCAAATTGTCCAAGTGCTTAACCAATCCTCATATCGTGGATCTCTTGGTGCTGGAGCGTTAGTAGCAGTATGACAGCCTGGACTCCAGATTGGTCAGTAGAGGTTAATGGGCGCGGAGATATCACTAACCTAGTCATTGCCAATTTAACAATTACCTCTGGTCGTTCAGACATATATTCTCAACCTATCGCTGGTTATTGCCGTTTTACTATTCTTAACCTTGATCAATCTTCTACTAATTTTGATGTAAATGATTCAGTCGTAATTAAGGTAAAAAACTCATCTGGCGATTATGTGCCTTTGTTTGGTGGAGATGTTACAGATATTGATGTAACAGTCCAGACAGGCGAACCAGCCATTACTCAAGCTATTACAGTCACAGCCTTAGGAGCATTATCTAAATTACCTAAAACTCTTACACAAGGCGTATTGTCTAAAGACTTTGATGGCGATCAAATCTATGAAATTCTATCTACCGTTCTTTTTGATAGTTGGAATGAAGTGCCAGCAGCTCTCGAATGGATTAACTATGATCCAACAACGACATGGGCAAATGCTGAGAACTCGGGTTTAGGTGAAATCGATCGTCCTGGCGATTATGAATTGACAGCCAGATCAGCAGAAACTACAGATATTTATAGCTTGGTTGCAAGTCTTGCTAGATCAGGTCTTGGATACATTTATGAAAATTCTTCTGGGCAAATTGGTTATGCCGATTCTACTCATCGTAATCAATATTTGACAACAAACGGTTATACCTTTATTGATGGCGGATGGGCTTATGCTGCTGGAATTGCGACCTCAAGGCGCTTAGGTGATCTTCGTAATGAAGTCACTATTACTTACAAAAACGATGCACAAGAAACAGCATCCGACTCAGGCTCAATAGCCACTTATGGATATCAGGCTGAAAACATTCTTACCAGTATCGAAAATAAAGCCGATGCAGAATCTCAAGCTCAATTTTATTTAGATATTAGAGCATATCCTCAAGACCAATTTAAGTCGATTACTTTCCCTTTGACTAACCCAGATATTCCAGATGCATCAAGAGACCAGGCTTTTAACATATTTATGGGATTGCCTGTCGATATTACGGATTTACCGATAAACATAGCAGGCGGTAGATACCAGGGGTTTGTTGAGGGCTGGACTTGGACTAGCCGTTTTAATGCTTTGGATCTTACTTTAATCGTTTCACCAACGGCTTTTAGCCTTCAGTCCGTTCGTTGGAATGGAGTCTCATCTTTAGAGACATGGAACAGCATTGACGCAGAACTTGAATGGATTAACGCTACAATAGTAGCCTGATAAAGGAGAAACATGGCAACGACAACTAACTACTCCTGGGAAACCCCAGATGATACCGATCTCGTTAAGGACGGCGCAGCTGCTATCCGCACCCTGGGCTCCTCCATCGATACAACCACAAAGGCACTTAATCCATCAACGACTCTTGGTGACATTGAATACCGATCATCAACTGCTAACACAAATACGCGTTTAGCCATTGGAACAACTGGTCAAATTTTGACAGTTGCGGGCGGTGTTCCGAGTTGGGCAACATTAGCTGGCACCACTTTTAGTGGTGCATCGGTTTGGAATGTTGCAGCAGTATCAATTCCAAACAATACCGACACAACATTAACCTTTGATAGCGAGGATTTTGACACAGATGCTTATCATTCAACTTCCTCAAATACAGGCAGATTAACAATTCCAGCTGGCAAAAGTGGTAAATACAAAATTGATGCTTTTGGAAACTGGGCCACAAACACATCTGGCCGTCGATACATGTATTTGTACAAAAATGGATCTGCATTTGCAGCTACTGAGATTGCTCCACCAGCAGTTGCAGGTTCACTTACATGGTCTTTAAACATGATCGTAAATGCAACTGCAGCGGATTATTTTGAATTAAAAGCAAATCAAAGTTCAGGTGGCGCATTAGATTGTAGAGTTATAAATGACGGTGTGACTACAATAATTGTTGGTCGTTATCAAATTACTTATTTAGGAGCATAAAATGGAATTATGGGAACAAATTATTGAAGCTTTTCCAGAAATTCAACCGACGGAAAGTTTTAGAGACTTAGGCATTGTGTTAAATGACGATAGCGATGGACTTGGTGCATACATTTCAAAATGGGAATACTCAAAGCCAATTCCTAAAGGAATGAAATTAGGTAAGTGAAACCTCGTTTATCTAAATCGGTTGTTCAATTAAGAGAACAGGCAGACGATGCTTATCCTGACAGAGACCGTAAAAGTGACGGAACCATCGGGGATGCAAAGCACTCAGCCCGAAAGAGCGATCATAACCCTGACCCTGATTCAGGGATTGTCCGCGCTATCGATCTCGATGCTGATTTCAATGGACAAGCCTCTACGGCTGCTTACATTGCCGATCAGATACGAATTGCAGCCAAGTCAGATAAACGCATTAGTTATGTCATCTTTAATCACAAGATTGCAAGCGCTAGAAGCTTCTGGAAATGGCGCAAGTACACGGGAGTCAATCCGCACACAGCACACATCCATGTCAGTTTTACAAAGGCTGGCGATACGGATTCGAAGTTTTTTAACATCCCGTTACTAGGAGGAACAAATGAACAAAGACCTAAAGAAGATGTTAGCAAGTTGGGGAAGAGCGTTCCTAACAGCTGCTCTTGCACTTGTCGCTGCAGGGGAAACTAACCCTAAGAACATCGCTTACGCTGGAGCATTAGCAACTATTCCTCCAGTAATGCGTTGGCTTAATCCTAAAGATGAAGGCTATGGCTTGCGGTGACGGCAAATGATTGGGCGGGACTTATTCTCGCCATTTTCTCAACGCTTGCTATTGTTGTTGGCGGTTTGCGTTATTTGGTTCGCGGTTGGCTTTGGACTCTTACGCCTAATGGTGGATCATCTCTCGCAGACCGATTGGCAAGAATAGAGACACGCCAAGAGCAGATGATGGAACTTCTAAAAAAGTAAGGGACACTTATCCACATGGCAAGAAAAAAGGTTATTGACCTAGACACTTACAGCGCGCTTGATGCGTGGGCTATTGGATTACAGGAAATGTATCGAGCCTTACGCAGAGCTGGCTTTGATGTCGATTTGTGTTTAGCCATCATAGTAGAACCTAATTCTTATCCTAGATGGATCTTGCCTGATCCAGTCGAACCAGAAAGGTTTGGCGATTACGAAGATGAGGACGATGACTAAAAAACGCTATCTGGTTATATCGGATTTACAGATCCCTTATCACCACGAGCAAGCCGTTAAGAATCTCATCAAGTTAGTAAAGCGCGAAAAGTTTGACTTAGTTTTGAACACAGGCGATGAGCTTGACATGCAGTCTCAATCTAAATGGGCTAAAGGCACTCACCTGGAATATGAAGGGCAATTAGATGCCGATAGAACTTTGGCTCAAAACATCCTATGGGATCTTGGCACAACCGATATCACTCGATCCAACCATACCGATCGTCTATACCACACTCTCGTTAGAGGCGCTCCTAGCCTCATCGGACTTCCAGAACTCGAGTACGCCCGTTTTATGGGCTTCTCAGACATGGGGATACGCTTTCATAAGAAGCCATTCGAATTCCATCGAGGATGGGTTCTAGTCCACGGGGACGAAGGATCGATGAACTCTAACGCAGGGCTTACCGCTCTTGGTTTGGCTAAAAAGTTTGGTAAGTCAGTAGTTTGTGGACACACGCATAGAGCAGGCATATCAGCCTATACAGAGGGGCTAGGAGCCTCATACAGGACTTTGTGGGGTGTGGAGGCAGGTAATGTTATGGATAAGAAGAAAGCCTCTTATTTGAAGGCTGGAGCCGCTAATTGGCAAATGAGCGTAGCAGTCATTGAAACGCATGGAAACCACGTAAGCCCTATGTTAGTTCCCATTAACAAGGATGGATCATTTACGCTTTATGGAAAGTTATACGCCTAAAAATCGTTATCGTTTCGTTATCTAAATGTACTTGATTGTGTCAGATAGGCGTGAGACCGTAATCCAGTAGCCAACAATGGCTACAGAAACGGGAGCAAAAAATGGCAACAATTCAGAAGATCCATAATCATTCATGGCGCGTAGTTCGAGGACTTAGTAAAGAAGGTCAAGTTCAATGGGAATGCATTTCATGTAAGGAGCGCAACTAATGAGTTTTGAAATGCCTATAATCATCTTATTGATGGCAGCTAATATTCTGTGGTTTATCGTAGGCTGGGGTAAAGGTTTTAGCGAAGGCAAACGCGAGGGTCTAATCATGGCTAAGTCTTATCAGCGAGTGACAACAGATGCTCGCTAATGAAATCCTCCTTACAGCTACAGACACGATCCGTGACCGTGGGCTATCGTACGGTCATCCTGCGGATAACTTGCAACACACAGCAATGCTCATCTCAGCATACTTACAAACACCAATCCATGATTATCAGGTCGCAGGGATTATGGTGCTCGTTAAACTTTCCAGGACTAATCAGTCAGCGCAGCATATCGACAACTGGGTTGACCTATGCAGCTATGGCGCACTTGCAGGACAACTAGCAACCGAGGAGAACGAACTTTATGTTTAATTTAGCCGATTATGAGCCTGTGGAGGTGAGACTTGAAAAGTTTATTAAGGACTATCCAGCGTTTCGCATTTCAACTGAGTTGGAAGTGGTCGAGGCTACTCGATACATTGTTAAGGCGTATCTATTTAAGAATGCTGAAGATGGCGTTGCATGGGCAACGGGATACGCTGAAGAAACGGTTACTAGCCGAGGTGTTAATCAGACTTCAGCATTGGAGAATTGTGAGACTTCGGCAATCGGCAGAGCACTTGCAAATGCAGGTTATGCGCCTAAAGGAAAGAGACCAAGCCGAGAGGAAATGAGCAAGGTAGTCGCTGCTAAGCCAGTGAAACCAGCAGTGGCAGAAGTCAAGCCAGATGATCAGGATTACTGGACTACACCTGTCGGCGAATATCGGGGCGTAGTGGATGCCCCTGTCACGCTTGATAAGGCTATGGAAAACATTGCAGCGATTATGGGTACAGGCGAAGCAGCAGAGTCTCCATTATGCGAGCATGGACATATGCAATGGCGTGAAGGCGAAAAGAACGGCAAGGCTTGGGGTGGCTACTTTTGCAATACAGCAATCTCATCAGCTCATCGATGCCCTACAAAATGGTACAACCTTGGATCAGATGGAAAGTTTGCACCACAGAAAGCGAGAGTTTAATGGGAAATATCGGAATCAAGATAAATGGTGAGTGGGTCGATCTAATGTCAGCCTTTGTGCCATGTCAGTTATGTAATGAGCCAG